GCCAGCGACCGGGCTGCCGATCATCTGGCAGGCCTGGGAGGTGACGACCGGCAGGCCGAAGAAGAGGCCGCCGTTCATGTTGATGGTGTTCATCGGGCCCGAGAACAGCGGCTGCCCAAGCGCGTTCAGCATGAGGCTGATCGCGAGGGCCTGCGTCGGCGTCATGATCCAGACGCCGCCGCTCGGATCCAGGTTGGCCTGGATCCAGAGATTGAAGAGCGTCTGCACGTCCGTGCGCAGCGTCGCGCCGGTGGTGCCGGTGGCGGCGGTGGGGTTGACGCCGCTCGTGACGGACGCCGGCGACACGTTCGCGACCGCGGCCACGTCCGGCGACACGAACTGCGTGTCCACGAACTGCTGCACCGCCTTCGCGAGATCGTTGCGCACGAGCAGTTCCGCGCTCGGCGCCGAGGAGCGGATGAGCTCCGCGTCGAGCACCACGATCCCGGCGGCCTTTGCGATGCCGAGCGAGACCGAGTTGGTCGCCATCTTCGAGACCGCGGCGGGGAGACCCTGGCCGACCCAACCCGCGGACGTGCCGGAGGTCGCGCCGCCGACGCGGACGTTGAACGGCACGTTCGTCAGCTTCGGGATGCGCCCGATGATCGTCATCGGCCGCAGGAACTCGATGAACTCGTTCACCAGGTTCTGGTTGTAGACAAGCTCCGCGGCCCAACCGGCGGTGGTGGTGTCGCCGGCGGCAACCGCCGCCATCAGCACCTTCGCCACTTCCGGCGTCTGGTCCTGCCAGTGCTTGTTGTTCTCCGCGATCGCGAGCGCGCCGGTGAGGCTGCCCTTGGCCATGGCGAGCGCCCGGACGTAACGGGTGAAGGGGATGCCCTTCTCCACGTTCGCTTTCACGCTGATGATGCCGGAGTTCTCGCGAACCCTGGACGCCGCGGCCGGGTCGTCCACCTTGGTGATCTGCGCTGCGTTCTTGACCACCTGCGATTCCATCAGCCGCAGATCGACCAGCTCCGCGTCGATTGCGGTGATTTCGGACGAGAGGGTGTCGAATTCCTCCTTCTCGGCCGCGTCCTTGGTCCTGCCGTCCTCGATGGCCTTGTTCTGGATCGCCTCGCGGCGAGCCGAACCCGCCGAACGCTTTGCCTCCAGCGCGGCGATTTGCTCTTGGATCGTTTTCACTGTCTTTCCTCGATTTGATCCCGACGCGCCGGGTGGGTTGACGCTCAAGCGCACCGCGCGCTGCCGATCGCCGTTCGCGGCGAGCAGTGCTACGGGCGTTGAAGCAGAGAGAGCTTTGTCGGCCGCGGCCTTCGCCTTTTTCTTGTCGTCCGCGCAGGCGTAGTCGGCGAAGCCGTCTTTGACGGCGTCCGCTGCGCTGAGCCACGTTTCCTTGCGCATCATCTCGAGGACGTCGGGCTCGGACTTGCCGGTGCGCGCCGCGTAGAGACCCGCGACCGCCTTGTCCATGGAATCCAGGAGGTCGGCGAATTCCCGCATGTCGTTCTGGTTGCCGACCACGACGCCGTGCGCGCTGTGGATCATCAGGAAGGCGCCTTCGCCCATCCGGATCTCGTCGCCCGCCATCGCGATGATCGAGGCGGCCGAAGCGGCAAGGCCCAGGACGTTGACGGTGATCTTCCCGGGGTGCTCCCTGAGCAGGTTGTAGATCGCGATGCCCTCGAAGGCGTCGCCGCCGGGGGAGTTCACCGTCAAGAGGACCGGCGCCTTGCCGATCGCTTTGAGCTGGTCCTTCACCATCTTCGCGGTGGTGTACTCCATGCTCCAGCCGGAGTCCCCGATCTCGCCGAGGATCTCGATCTCGCCGTCGGCCTTCTTCTCCGACCTGATCGACTTGTCGAACCGGGCGATCGCGGAAGCCGGCGGCTTGAACTTCAGCCCGGCGGGCTTCGCATCCATGCGGATTCGCGGGAAGACAGGGTTCATGGGCTGCTCCAGAAATGAAAAAGCCCGCGCGGGGCGGGCTTCGGGTGGGAGTGCTGCTGGTCAGACGAACATGAGCTGGTATGCCTTCCCGGGCGCGGCCGGGTACGACATGCGCGCAAGCGCCATGATCAACGCGATCACGCCGTCGATCTTGTCCGCCGGCGCCGCCTTGTTCGGGTAGATGTTGTCCTTGTGGTCACGGTGGAACACCACGTTCCCAACCATCCATGCCAGCACGGGGTCGCCGTTATGGTGGAAAGCGCCCTCGAGCACGAGCTCGCTGAGCTTCTTCATCGGCTCGGAGAAGTTGAGCACCGTCGGCCGGACCTCGACCATCTCGAAGCCCTCGGCGAGCATCTCGGTGGCAAACTGGGTCAGCTGCGCCGGGTCGTAGGGCACTTCGCGTACGGTGTGCAGCTCGTTGTCGGCACGCAGAGCCTGCTTGACGAGCTCGACGTCGATCACGGCGCCGTCCGCCACCTCGAGCAGGCCCTGCTTCGCCCAGGCCTTCAGGTGCTCGTTGCCCTTCATCTCCACCTGGCGCTGCGGCACCCAGTACTTGCCGAACGCGTAGAAGTTGTTCGCGCGGCGGAAGACTTTCACCTTCGCGAAGATGTCGGTCTTGAACGCGGCGTCCAGGGCGACGCAGCACTCCTCGTTGGCGAAGTCCTCTTCGCGCAGCCCCGGCTCGCCGCAGGCGTGCCAGTGCGCCATGTCCATCCACGAGGCCTCGGCCGCGATCCACTGGCTGCAGCGCTTGGTCCGGAACTCGCCCTGCGAGGCCTCCGAGGCCTTCGCCTTGGTGCAGGCGGCGATCATGTCGTCCAGCAGGCACGACACGCCGAGGTTCGGGTTGGCCTTGATCCAGACCTTCGGATCCGCCCAGTCGTCGTCCGGACGCTTGTCGGCGTAGCCGGTGTCGAGCGTGTAGATCAGCCCGAAGTAGGTCTCGTCCTCGTGCTCGCTCCCCTCGAGGCGGTAGCCCATGCTGCCGGCCTTGCGCAGCGTGACGTTCAGGATCCGCGTGAGGTAGGTCCGCTGCTCGTAGCACACGCCCACCGTGTTGGTCCCCGCGGTGGTGATGCCCAGGCCGAGCGACTGGCTGCGCGAGCCGGTCGACGAATCGAGCACGTCGTAGAGCCCGCGATCCTTCTGCGCGTGCAGCTCGTCGGAGATGAAGCACGACGAGCTCAGGCCGTCCTGCGTGTCGGAGTCGCGCCCCAGCGGCTCGTACTTGCTGCCGGTCTCCTCCTGGAAGATCGCGCGCTTGGTGAAGCGCACGCCGAGCATCTTGAACTCGGGCTCGCGCTGCACCATGCGCTGCGCGATCGACCACACGATCTTGGCCTGGTCGCGCTTCGTCGCGGCGCTCCAGACCTGCGCCCCTTCTTCGCCGTCGGCGCTCAGCATGTAGAGCGCCAGGCCGGCGGCGAGCGTGCTCTTCGCGTTCTTGCGCGCCACCTCGAGGTACGCGCGCCGGAAGCGCCGCAGGTTGGTGACGCGGTGCACCCAGCCGAACAGGCCGGCGACGAAGAACACCTGCCAGTTCTCGAGGTGGATCTTCGGGTACGTCGGCACGCCTTCGACTATGACGGGCTTCGCCCAGTCGCCCTCGACGTGCGGCAGGCACTCGAGGAAGCGGCACGGCCGCGCCGCGCGCTCCTCGTCGAACGCATACGGCCAGCTCGGATCGCTGGCCGAGCGCTCGAGGTCGTCGAGGTGGCGCTTGCATGCCGCCTTGACCCACTTCCCGGCCACGATCTCACCGGTGAGCACCTGGTGCGCATAGAGCTGCGCTCGCTCGGCGAACCCGAGCGCGGGCATTACCGCTTCGCGAAGTCAGCCAGCGATGTGATCTTGCCGCTCGATGTCTTCGCGTCCTCAGTTTCGTCCGACGTCTTGGCGGGCTCCATCCCCGGGAGCCAGTAGTTGCTCGACTGCCGCACGCGCACGCGCGAGCTCGGGCCGGCGATCCCGAAGCTCTGGCCGAACTTGTCGACCTGGTCGGCGGCCTTGCCGGCAGCGACCCAGTGCGGGTTGTACGTGAAGCTGCCGTTCGGCGTCGGGATCTGCAGCCCGTCGCCGCCCGCCCACTCCTTGACCTGGTAGTCCTCGCCTCGACCCTTCGCCGTGGCCGCCTTCGCTGCCTCAGCGGCTTCGAATGCGACGCGACCCGCCGCGGCCTGGTCGATGGCGCGCTTGAACATCTCCTCGTGCCAGACCATGCGCGCCCACGCCTGGCAGTACAGCGCGAGCTGAGCCCGGTCGACCTTGGCCACCAGGCCAGCGTCCTCGAGCTCGGCCGAGATCCGCTTCCACTCGCGCCGCGCCTCCGGCCAGAGGTGCTTCGGGCATTCCGGGGTCTCGACGAGGAGCTGGATCTCGTCCTGCAGCTCGGCGAGCGACTTCTTGCTCGCGTTGCCGCGCATCAGGTGCGCCCGTGCAGACATCGGTTTCGGACCGCGTGCGCCCATAGTTACCTCTCAATGCCCCCTCGTTGGGGATACCCCCTCCCCCAAAACTCCCGCGCGAGAAAAATTGGT